GTTAATTTAGCGGCATACCAGTATATTTGTACGAAATTAAATTTAACCTTAATACCTTAATCATGGACAAATTAACGGAACTAAAAGCGCAAGCATACGATTTACTCGCAAACATTGAATGGTTGCAAACAAAACTTCGTGAATGCAACCAGGCAATTGCCGAAGAAACAAAAAAGAAAAGTGATGGACAACCAGTTATTGACAATAATAATTAGTGCCATTTTTAGTGCCGGCGCAACTTGGGGTGTACTTAACAACCGTGTAAAGGCATTGGAAAAGCAATTGGAAAAGCATGATGAACATGGTGACCGGCTGACCAGGTTGGAAACCAAATTGGATATTATTGTTGCTCATTTAATGGATAAGGAATGAAAACACAATTGGTAAGGATTGCTGATGTTGTTTTTTTTGGCCCTTTTATGCTATATGCGGCATCCAGGCCAAAAATTAATAAAACACAAAAAGTAATACTTGCAACAATTGGTATTGGCACGATTGTGTATAATGCAATAAATTATTTAAAATATGAAAATGAAAAAACCGCGTAACTGGAAAACAACTTTTTTTGGACTTACCACAATTTTAAGTGGAATTGCGCTAATTATCAAAGGGCATACAATTGAGGGAATTACGGCCATTACAAGCGGCCTGGGCCTTGGTGTTGCCAAAGATTTTGATAAAACTGGCATTTGATGAATGCGAAAGGCAAAAAACTATATTATTACACTGGCCATCGTTGGCTTTTTACTAATTAGTAGAAAAGTGAGTGCAACAAAAATTATTGCTCAATTTGAAGGATTACGGTTAAGGGCATACCAGGACACTGGTAATATTTGGACAATTGGTTATGGCACCACTATTAATCCGGAAACCGGATTACCTATTAAGAAAGGTGATGTAATTACAAAAGAAAAGGCCCTTTCTTGGTTGCGCATTAATACGGCGGCACTGGAAACACAAATAAAAAAATTAGTAAAACTGCCTATAAATGCCAATCAATTAACGGCATTAACTTCATTGGCTTACAATATTGGCATTGGCGCATTTACCAGGTCAACACTACTTCGCATGCTTAATAGTGGAACCGATAAAAATTTAATTGCCGCACAATTTATCCGTTGGAATAAAGTAAAAGGCAAAGAGGTTCCAGGATTAACAAACCGCCGCAAATTAGAGGCGGAACTTTTTCTTTCATAAATTATTGATTTATACTACTTTTTAAATAATGCCCAGTCACGGCATTATTTTTTTTTGTTTATATGTAAAAAAGTAATATAAATTCGTATTGACAAACGATTATTAACCCAAAATTGGAACCATGCAAAAAGACCTATTTAACCAGGTCGGCCCATACTTGGCTGAACTGAATGGCAAAATTCAAACATTACAATTCCTGGGAAAACATTTATCCGACACCCAGGTGCATTTTGAAGTAACCTTTCCGGATGGTGACCGTGTTATTATTGACCAACGGTTAATTCCATACAATTTACAAATGGAATTACGAACCTTAATTGATGATAGCATTGATGAATACCAAAGAATTATTAAACATTTAACCGAGGTACACCATGCGCAAAAAGGTTGAATTTATTAGTGAATTGCTATTTTTTTTATTTGTAGCAACACCACTTTGTTTTTCACTTTTATTGCTAATTGAAATTTTTTATTTACCACAAACAATTAAAAATCTTTTACAATGCACAAAACTTATGATGTTCCGGCATTTCCGCCGCAAATAGTTCAGGACAATCTTGGCCGTGTACTGGCACCCATTCCAGGACTTTCTAAGCGCGAATATTTTGCCATTACCCTTTTACCCCATTTCCTGGAAAGTAAAAAGGTTTATTCCGAAAATGGCCATAAATTAAGTGCTTACAATGCATGTGTAAAAGCGGCCGAATTATTAATTGATGAATTAACCAAAACCAACGAAAATGAAAACAATATTCAAATTGTTGAATAGTCCTAAATTTTGGCTATTTATAGTATTCTTTTTTATGCTTTGGTTGTCCAGTTACTGGAACATGAATTAAACTTATGACAAACGACCAGGAATTAACCGAATTATTAAAAGTTCGGCGGTACAATCCTTTGCACAAACCCAAGGCCGAACAAGTGATATTCACTATATCCGGCAAGGTCGTTGGAACCTTGGAAAATTATTGTGTTATTTCCGGGTTACCCAAGGCAAGCAAAAGTACCTATGCCGCCGCCGTAATTAGTTCAGCATTGGTACCCCCATTTCAGTCAATTTTTGGAATAAAATTACAAACCCCAAAAGAGCGAAACCGAATAGCATATTTCGACACTGAAAGTTCACAATATGATTTTTACCGGCAAATGGAAAGAATTAAAAACTTTGCCAGTAAAGAGAGCATTCCCGATTTTCTGGATGCCTTTTCTTTTCGTGAGGACATGCCCAAACGCATCCGGGCCATGATTGAACTTTATTTGATAAACAATTCAGATTGTTCGGTTATTGTGGTGGATGGCCTTTTGGATTTGTGCCTAAATTACAACGATGAAACGGAAACCAGGTTATTGACTAACTGGTTCAAAAGAATTACAAAGCAATACAATATTTTAATGATTGGTGTTTTGCACCTGGGTAAAGGACACGGCGAAACCCTTGGCCATTTAGGTTCCAACACTGACCGGTGGGCGCAAAGCACATTATTGGTGGAACGCAACCGGGAAACCAAGCAATTTATATTAAAACCAAAATATTTGCGAAGTAGTGATGAATTTGAACCCATTGCCATCATGAATTTTAACGGCCAGTGGAACCAGGTTCCTATGATTGAAACGGACACAATTACATTACCAAAAAAAGTAAAAAAATCTTAACCTGGGAACGGAGGAACCCGAACAACAATAGTTATGGAAAACAAGAAAAATGGCGGCACCTTGTACCGCAACAAAAAAGAAAAACCCACTTCACCGGATTACACCGGTAATTTGGAAATTGATGGAAAAAGGTACCGATTGGCCGGATGGATTAACAAGAGCAAGGCCGGAAATAATTATTTGCGGTTACTGGCCAGTGAAATGCAAGAGCAACAACCCGATGGCATTTTAAGTGATTTGCAAGAAGTAAAAGAGGCGGCAATTAATAACAAACCGGAAACGGATGATTTGCCATTCTAATAAAAAGGCCGGTTCAACCTGAAGGGAACCGGCCGGACAAACGACTTCGGAACCAACCGCAAGTCACTTGCATTCATTGTAAAAATAGGAAAAATGGCCAAAATAATACGAACCGCGATAGTTTTTTTTGAACCAGGTGGCCCCAGGCCGAGAAAATACCGAAACATTACTAACATGGTCAAATTTGGCGAATTTTGCGCCAATTCCGGTGCCTGGTACATTAATTGGTACGATGCCAAAAGTGGCGAATTTGACCGCCGCACGTACCTTAAAAGCGATTTCCGCAAAAAGTAGTATATTTATCTTCTCATAAGCAGTTGGTTTAGGGTTTTTTTAAGCAACGACGGCCTGGTGTTCTCACCGGGCCTTTTTTATTCCCGGCCCGGAAATATGCACCATTCTTTTTATTAACTAAAGGTGAATGCAAGTGATGTGAATAAAAAACTTGGTAAAAACTTAATTTATTCACAAATTTTTTGTAACTTTGTTTCCGTTGTGCAAGCCCCACAAAGGCATGCACACGGAAACAAAAAATGTGAATGTGAATAATTGTGAAAAGTTGAATTTTGTTATTTGCGAATGTTTTTTGTAATTTAGAACTGACAAACGATTAAGAACATAAAGCCGCATTCAATTTCCGAATGCGAAACATACTGTGGTTGGTAGGTGGTGCCGCCGCCTTATACTTTTTATCAAGGTTTTCATTTGGCCAAAAGGCAAATTTTGTACTTCGCGGATTGCGACCAGGTGGCACCCTTTTCGCGCCAGTTATCAATGTAGATTTTGCGGTTCAAAATCCAACTAATCAAAAAGTCACAATTAAAAGTGTAACAGGTAGTGTGTCGGTGAATGGTGAATATTTGGCCAACGTAAGTGCATTTGGTGACCAGGTAATTGCACCAAACAGTGAAAGCATGTTGCGTTTGAGTGCAAGGCCATCAGCATTAGGACTTTTCAATTCAATTCGTGAATTATTAAATACACCGGCCGGCCAGCTAAATGCATCTTTTACTGGAACGGCTAATGTTAATGGATTGGTTGTTCCTATTTCGGAAACAAAAGTTATTTGATAATGGATGCAACAACAATAATGGGCCGGTTGGAACCATTTAAAAACAAGCAACAAATGATTGTTGCCGACCAGTCAACCGGTGATATTATTGAGGCAATAACCGAGGCGCATAAAATTCATGCGCCGGAGTATAGCCAAATTAGTTCTTTTTTTAAGGCACCGACCAAAAGAGAAACGGCAAAACGCATTTTCAATTTTTTGAAAAAGAATGTGAAATATGTGATTGAACCAGGCAACCGGCAAACTGTAAAAAGTCCGGCGGCCATCCTGGCAACTGGCCATGGTGATTGCAAACACTATTCATTGTTTGCCGGTGGTATTTTGCAAAATTTGGGCATTCCATTTGCTTACCGTTTTTCCAGTTACCGAATGTTTGACAAGCAACCACAACATGTTTTTGTTGTTGTTAATCCTGGTACCAATAACGAAATTTGGATTGACCCAGTATTAAAAGAATTTGACTATAAAAAACCTTACAATTACTCAATAGATAAAAAAAATATGGCCCTTTATACAATATCCGGAGTTGGCGCAACCAAGGAACAAAAAGCACGACTGAAACAAGCCAAGGCCGTCAAAAAAGCGGCACCGACAAAGGTGGCAAAAAAAGCCGCAAAACAAGAAGTAAAAGCGGCACGCGAGGCGGCCGGCCGAACAGTTAAGCAAACATTGAAAAAAGGTGCAAAGGTTGTTTTAAAAGTAGCCGCCGCACCAGTTCGCAATGCATTTTTGGCCCTGGTTGCGCTGAATTTTGGCGGCCTGGCAAATAAATTGCAAAAAGGTTGGCAAAAGGCACCAACGAAAATTGAACATTTTTGGGAAGGTGCCGGCGGAAAAATGCAAGCATTAAAAAATGCATTTGATAAAGGAAGTAAGAAAAAAAGAATTTTCGGCAATGAAACAATTGGTGCCGCACCGGCCGCCGCAACCGCCGCCGCCGCCGCACCATTACTTGTAAAGGTGGCCGATATTTTAAAAAGTATTGGAATTGAACCGGCGGAACTGGTACAACTTGGTAAAGATGCATTGAACCAAAAGGCCCAGGAATTGGCAAAAAAGGCACTGGAACCAAAGGCCGCAAAAGAGGCTAAAAATATTGATATTTCCGACCAAGTATTTGAAGAAATAACACCGGCAACAACAACAACAACCGGCAAACCAAATTTTTTACCCTTAATACTTGGCGGTGCCGCCGTATTGTATTTTGTAACAAAGAAATAACATGACTGCAAAACAAAGACAAGCCAGGGCAAAATTCAAGGCCGTTGTAAAAGAGGCCGCAAAACTTCGCAAGAAAAATCCGAAGTTAACCCAGGCCCAAGCCGTAAAACAAGCATTTGCCATTTCCTATTCAAAAGAAAGAAAAGGTGAAAAACTTGGTGCCGTAAAAAAGAAAAGTGCAACAAGGGTTAAAGCGACAAAAAGAAAAGGAACTGAAATGCACACGGACACAAAAAGTCACAATGTGAATATTCGTGTTGTTAGTGGAATTATTCCAAATCAAAAAGAAGAATTGGAAAAATACATTCGTGTATATGGTAGATTGATGGCCGAAAAATTAGCGGCAAAAACAATGCAAGAAAAAAAGGTTATTAATAGAGCATTGAAAATTACAAAATCAATTATTTTATCATTAAAAAAATAATGTATAAAATATTGCCATACACCAAAAGAAAAGCCAGGCAATTTAATGTAATTGTTAGGCCCAGTACCAGGAAAGGCAAAAAAATTGATGTGTTTGATAAAAATGGATATTATTTGACAAGTGTTGGTGACAGTGGTTATTTAGATTATCCGAATTATTTAAAATTATTCGGTTCGCAAATAGCCAACAAACGGAGAAGGTTGTATAAGATAAGACATGCGAAAGATAGGATTGTAAAAAATTCGCCTGGATGGTTCGCCAATAACTTGTTGTGGTAAATGGATGTATTAACTTGAAATAAAAAAAAACAGATGGCAAGAAAAAGAAAGAGTGCGAGCCGCCGTAGAAGTGGCCGCCGAATGGGTGCGGTAGGAAAAGCAAATATTACAGCCGCACTTGGAATTATCGCCGGTGCCGTAATTGGCAAGAAAGTGGCGGCAATGCTACCAATTGGTGATGACCGTATTAAAAATGCGGCCGTAACTGCAATTGGTTTTGTATTCCCCACTATTGTGAAAGGTGACATTGGAAAATCATTGGGCAATGGAATGATTGCCGCCGGTGGTGCCGGATTAATTGGCAACCTGGTTCCCGCACTTGGTGCAATGGACACAATGGAATTCCCGGTAACAGTTGGTGAAATTCCGGATGGCATCTCAGTTATTTCCGGCGATAACGATGTTATGGCCGGTGATGATTTGAGTGTATTGGCCGGAATGGATGAAGATGGTGAGGACTTTTAATTGCATAACACTTGCATTCACCTTTATTTAAAATAAAAAAGCCGGGGACAGGGCAACGAACTGAACAACAAAAATTATGGCATCAACAGTAGGTAGCCGCCTGGCCTTTGAAAAGGCAAAAGAGGGCATTCAGCGCGCCGGTTTTTCCCTTGGACAAGCCGTACTTTCACAAAGTTATTTGCGCCTGGAAGTATCCCTTTCAACAAGCATTACGAATTATCAATTTCCAGTATTGGTCAACGATGTTAGCGCAAGCGCAACCGCCGCAACTAACCTGGAACAAAGATTGAACCTTCAAGATGCGTTTTATTGTTCACAGATTGGACTTTTCTTCGCAAAACCAAGTTCAAGTACCGCAACAAATTTCCAGTTGTGTACTTATCCAAACCCTTACATATTCAGTGCAAGCAACACGGCATCCAGTTTATTTAACTGGTATAACAGTTCACTTTCTTTGACTGTTAACAACCGCCAAATTGTTCCCGCATACGATTTGTACCGCCATTATTCAGTACCACAAACACAAGGTGGTAACTCATATACAACGGCACAAACTAATGCATTCACTGACCAACAAGATGGTGGAACAAGTGCATTCTATCCAATTGAACCAGGTTGGGTTCTGGTAGGTTCCAAACAAAATACATTGCAAGTTCAACTTGCATCCGCAATGGCCGCCGTTGAAACAAACAGCCGTGCCATTCTTATTTTGCGCGGTCACCTTGCACAAAACGTTACCCCAGTTCGTTAATACTGGTAAAAAAACAAAGGGCCGGTTAATGGCCGGTCCTTATTTTTAAAAAAGTAAATTTTATCAAAATGGCATTCAAAGCCGCTAAATACGAACTGGTTGAATTACTGGTTCCAGGTGTTGCAAGTACCGGACAAACAAACACACAATGGAGTTTTCCCGATTTGCCAAAACTTCGTTATACTTCATTACTTGCAATTGAAACTTTCGGTGTTGATACAGTTACCGCAAGTCCAAACAATGTTGCCGCACCAACCGCCGCAATATTGCAAAAAAGTTATTTGGTGTTATATGCAAATGAAAGACAAGATTTGTACCGCATTCCCCTGGTTAGTTTAGTTCGTACCCAGGCAACAACAAGCGCAAGTACACCATTTGTCCGTGGATTGTATGAATTTCAAGGTCAAAAGGTAACTTACGATAAATCATTTGTTCAAATTGCAAGTGCGCCGGCAAATACAACAAACTTTTCATTCATTTTTGGCATTTATTACGTTTAATTAATCAACATGGCCGCCGTACCTACATTAAGGAGTGTTCAACAAGTGATGAACTG